CAAATTTTTCTGGTAAACTAATAGCGGGTGGTATTTTATTATTGTTTTTTACCCTAATTTTATTAGAGGGTTTTGGATTAAATGAGATATTGATGCAATGAATGTAGAAACTTTTTTGAAATGGAAAATATTACCAAGATTAATGATGCTTGTAAGCACTATAATGTCTTGGAGATGTGCTGAATGGTTTATGGCACTTGAAGACCCAACAGCATCACAATCAGCGTTTGTATCAGTTGTTATGGGGGTTATGACAGGTATATTTGGTATTTGGATAGGTCAAGAACATAAGGTGGAAAAATGAACTTAGAAGAATTAAAAGAACATATAAAGTTTGAAGAAGGTGTAAAGCTAAATGATAATGGTGAACATATTTTGTATAATGATTCACTTGGATATAAAACTTTAGGAATTGGACATTTGGTTAAAGCCACAGACCCAGAAAACGAAATGGAAATAGGAACTGTTGTATCACAAGAAAGAGTTGATGAATGTTTTGAAGCTGATTTATATGTAGCCATAAATGATATGGAAAAATTTACAGAAGATATGAATGTAGATGAAAATGTAAAAGAATGTGTAACACATATGGTATTTCAACTAGGTTTACCCAGACTAAATAAATTCAAAAATTTCAAACAGGCATTATTAGATGGAGATATTGAAACTGCACAAGCTGAAATGAAAGATTCGTTGTGGTATAGGCAAACAACAAATAGAGCAGATAGATTAATTGAAAAGTTAGGGAAAAGTGCATGATTGCTAGTTTATTACCAGTTGCTTCAAAGTTACTTGGCAAATTTATTGAGGATAAAGACACTAAAAACAAACTTGCACACGAAATAGCTACTATGGCTGAAAAACACGCTCAACAGTTAGCTATGGAGCAAATAAAGGTTAATATAGAGGAAGCTAAAGGTAATTGGTTTCAAAGTTCGTGGAGACCCCTCATAGGTTGGATATGTGGATTGTCTTTAGCCATAAATTATATGGTTTCACCAATACTAGCGGGATTTGGTATTATTATTCCACAGGCTGATATGTCTGTAATGATGCCATTATTATTTGGTATGTTAGGAATAGCGGGTATGCGATCATATGACAAAACTAAAAAGGTGGACACAAAAAAATGAGTAAATTTTATATGAAGCTATATGACTTCTTTACAGACATAGCCAATTATTTTTGGAAAAAAGCATTGCAAC